GTTGTCCATTCCGGCTTCACTCATTGTTGCCGGTTTACTTATTGGCAGTTTTGCCTTAATCCGTGAGGGTGTGGAATGAGACTTTTTGACACCTTCCGTAAACGCGCAACTGCACCCGACCAAACGCAAACTTCAGTTTCGTATTCGTGGCCCTCAACGGGTAACGAGTACCCGACGATGGACTTTGTTTCATGGGCGCGCGATGGCTACGGTGGCAACCCGGTTGTGTTCGCTTGCTTGAATGCACGCCTGAATCTGTTCACCGAGGCCACGTTCAAGTTTCGTGATTTGACCAATAAGCGACTGTTCGGCAACCCTGACCTGATCAAGCTGGAACGTCCTTGGCCCGGGGGTCAAACCGCTGACCTGCTGGCTCGCATGGAACAAGACGTTTCACTGGGTGGCAACGCATTCATCCGCGACGCAGGGGACCGCTTGGAGCGGATGCGCCCTGACCGGGTGGAAATTGTTTCGGTCATTGATAACGTCACGCACGCGCGCGAAGTCTTGGGCTATTTGTTCCGTCGTGATGGTGTGCATGCTGACTATTACCCGGTTGAGGAAGTCGCTCACTGGGCGCCGATCCCTGACCCGCTGTTTGACTTCCGTGGGATGAGTTGGCTGACCCCGATTGTGCGCGATGTGAACAACGACCTTTCCATGACCTCGCACAAAACTAAGTTTTTTGAAAACGCAGCAACCCCAAACCTTGTCATTAAATATCAACGCCAGCTGTCGCCGGAAACCGTGAACACTTTGCGTGAGCGCTTTGATGCCCGTTATGGCGGGGCCACTGGTGCTAAGACCATGGTCCTCGATGAGGGTGCTGACTTGACTGTGGTGGGTAACACCTTTGAGCAGATGCAGTTTGCAAACATTCAGGCTGCTGGTGAGACTCGTATCGCCGCTGCCGCTTCCGTTCCACCGATCATCGCTGGGCTGCAGTCTGGCTTGGATGCGTCAACGTATTCCAACTACGCCTCCGCGATGCGTTCCTTTGGTTCATTCTTTATGCGCTCGCACTGGCGTTCAGTGTGTAGCGCGTTGGCCCCATTGGTGAATCTTCCCGATGGTGCAACGTTGTGGTTTGACACTTCCGACATCGCGGCCCTGCAAGAGGCAGAGACCCAGCGCGCTGACGCCGGTCGTACCCGCGCCGTGGCAATGGGTGAGTTGATCCGCGCTGGCTACACACCAGACACGGTGACAGCCGCGGTTATCGCTGACGACTTTGCCTTGCTCCAACACTCAGGCGCGATCCCAACCGCGCTCTACCCTGATGGAAAGGTTCCAACTAAATGAACGACTTCATGCGTTCGTTCCCGCTGGAGGACATTGCGATCCGCTCCGGTGGGGATGGTCGAACTGTTGAGGCTTACGCCGCAGTGTTTAACACCGAGGTTCCCATCTCCGACCAGCAGGGTGATTACGTCGAGCGCATCGCGCCAACGGCTTTTGACAAAACGCTGATGGAGCGTGGAACAAACTTTGGTGTTTTGTTCAATCACGGAATGACCATCTATGGCACCCCTTCTGATCGTGGGTCGATGCCCATTGGCACACCTGTTGAGGTTCGCGCTGATGCCCGTGGTTTGTTCACGGTTACGCGCTACAACATGACCCCGCTTGCTGATGAAGCTTTGGAAGCGATCCGCGCTGGTTCCATCACGGCCCAGTCGTTCCAAGGTCGGTTCATCAAGTCTGACAAGTCCACTCCCCGCGGTGGTTTCCGTGCTGACAAGAACGGTGACCTTACTGTCGTTACCCGAACGGAAATTGCTATGAAGGAATACGGTCCCGCTGTTTTCGCGGCTTACCCACAGGCCGCCATTGTTGGTGTTCGCGCCGCCATGGATGCTGGTTTGACTTTGTCCCCAACGCAAACCGCGTTGCTTGAAATGACGTTGGCGAATCTTGCTGCCGGTGACGCCGCATTGGACCCAATCGTTGACGCTTTGTGCGCAACCGATGACGCGCTTGATCAAGCGCAAATGATCATTGCGGACATCCTTGGGGTGGAGAACCCTGACCCAGATCCCGGACGTTCAAACTATTTGACACGTCTGCAACATCTCGCTGTGCGCCTCGATGAGGTCGCCAGCGCACGCACCACCTCAACTGAGGCCGGTACCGGTGAGCCGATCGATGATCACTCAGCCCGATTCCAATTCAACCGCGCTCGGCTCCGTGCCCGCGCAGAAGGGGGACCACTCGCATGAGTAAGTCTCTTGAGTCGTTGAATGGTGAGTTGGAGACTTTGCGCTCCGAGATCGCCACGCTCGACGCTATTGAAAGCCCAACCGAGGATGACGCAACGCGCCTCTCGGTTGCGATTGACCAGTTTGATTCGTTGAAGGCTGACGCTGCCCGTGCCTCCAAGATTGCTGACATTAAGTCTGCCAGCTTTGAGTCCACCAATGTTGAGTCCGGCTTCTCTGCCCCGAACGTCATCATTAAGCGTTCCGCTTTTGAGAACCTTGACGCTGTCCGCTCCGGAATGATTTCGGATGAGGACCTTGTTGCCCGTGCCTTGAACGGCATTGAAGACTCAAAGGCTTCCGATGAAGCCCGTGAGCAGGCCACGTTGCGTGCCGAGAACAGCCCAGCTGTTGCTCGTCAGGCTTTGTTGACCGGTTCGCCTGAATACCGCGCCGCCTTCACAAAGGCACTGCGTAACCCTGACGGTTTCAACGCTGAACTGTCCCCTGAGGAAGCGTCTGCATTCCGTACCGCATTGAGCACCACTGGCGCCAATGGTGGATACGCAATCCCATTCCTGCTTGACCCAACCGTGATCTTGACCAACGCTGGCTCTGCCAACCCGTTCCGTCAAATCTCGCGCGTGGTTCAGGGAACCTCCAACAAGTGGAATGGTCTTACTTCCGCTGGTGTGACCGCCGAATGGAAGACTGAAGGTTCAGCAGCTGCTGACGCTTCACCAACCGTTGGTCAACCATCGATCACTGCCTACCTTGCTGACGCTTACGTCCTGGGTTCGTATGAAGTTCTGGAAGACACCAACTTGGCTTCTGACCTTCCTGCGTTGATTGCTGACGCCAAGGACCGCCTTGAGGCCGCGGCATTCGCCACCGGCACAGGTTCGGGTCAGCCATTCGGTATCGTCACCAGCACGACCGCTATCACCACTTCACGCATCGCACCCACCACTGGTGGAACCTTCGGCACCGCTTCGGTTGCTGATGTGTACAACGTGATTTCTGGGGTGCCTGCACGTAACCGTTCGAACGCTTCATGGGTTGCCAACTACGCGACCCTGAACACGATCCGCCAGATGTCCCCAGCAGCTGCTGGTTCGTCTTTCTGGGCCACGTTGGATGCCTCACTGCCTAGCACCCTTTTGGGTCGCCCGGTGTATGAAGCTTCCTCAGTGGTTTCGACCGTCACCACCGGTTCAAACATCCTGCTCGCAGGTGATTTCAGCCAATTTGTTATTTATGACAGAATTGGAATGTCGTTGGAGTATGTGCCTCAGGTATTTGACACGGCCACTGGTCGCCCAACTGGTCAACGTGGGTGGATTGCCCACTGGCGTGTTGGTTCAGATGTCACGAACGCTGGAGCATTCCGCGTCCTGAAGCTCTGAAACGTGCGCGAGTGAGTCGCGCGATTTTGGTTGAACGGGGTCACGCCCACAAAGTGTGGCCCCGTTCACCATTTCTCAAGGGATGGGATCAATGGGAAACGGAAAACTTGTTCTTGGTTATGTTCACCCCACCGAGGTGTCCACCTACTTCCACAACTCGATGATGAACTTGTTGGTCGCTGACTTCAACGGCAAACAACGCATCGTCAATGGTGGTGGACGGGTGACCCGGTATTCGTCGGCGAACATTTCCAATGCCCGCAATGGGATCGTTAAACAGTTCCTAGAACAGTCAACGGCTGAATGGTTGTTGATGATTGACGCGGACATGAACTTCACCCCGGACACGGTGGATGCTTTGCTCGATGTGGCCTCAAAGGACAAAGCCCCAGTGGTTGGCGGCTTGTGCTTTGGTACCCATGACGGGGTTTTATTCCCCACGCTTTATGACTTCCGCCCCGATGATGATGGGGTTTTGAAAACGTACCGCTACGACGAGTTCCCTGACAATGCCATGTTCCAAGTCGGGGGCACTGGTGCGGCGTTCCTTCTGATTCACCGGGATGTGTTGGTCGCGGTTGAGGCGAAGGCTTTCTCTAAAACCTTTCCATGGTTTGAAGAAACCTCTGGGGAGTTGTACAAGATGGGGCCAACACCCGTGGGTGAGGATGTCACCTTTTGTCTGCGTGTACAGCTGGCTGGATTCCCGGTGTTTGTTCACACCGGTGTTGAGATCGGCCACCACAAGTCCGTCGTGCTGACGGCTGAACAGTATCGCTTACAGCGGGAAGGTTTGAAAAATGTCTGACCCAAACGAATTTCAAGTTATCGCATCCATCGTTGCCGAGGCTTCGATGGATGTCATCCCTGCACAAACTATCGAGAATGAGGAAACGGCATGACCGTCGGATTATCCGCCGCTAACACGGCTAACAAGTTGCTAGAAACCCTTGGTCGTACCGGCACCACGTTTACGGCTGGGACGATGAAGGTTGCTATCCATACCGCTGATCCAGGCGCGTCGGGTACGACTGCGGCTTCATCAAACACCACGAAGCAGTCCCTAACTTTCGCGGCAGCCTCGGCTGGCTCGATGGCTTTGTCGTCGTCGCCCACGGCGTGGTCAATGACCGCGACTGAGACGATCAGTCACATCAGCCTTTGGGACAGCGCCGGCACGACGTTCTTGTGGTCGGTGGCTTTGACCGCTTCCAAGTCTGTCGTCAGCGGTGACTCGCTCCAGCTGACCTCACTGACGTTGGCTCTGACACCAATCGCGGCCTAGTCATGGACGAGGTTCAGGTTCTTGCGTTGCTGCAACAGGCTTTGGCTGATGCTGGTGTGAGCAATCTGCGTGCGATTCGTTTGGCTGCCTTGGAGTTGGCTGTTGCCCACATCGAGCCACCGCCGGCGTTTGCCCCTGTGGACTTGGCAACGATCAAGGCCCGCACTCGTTCAGCGTGGGGACTGGATTACGCCACAATCCTGAGCGAGGCCGCCGTGACGTATGCGGACACGACGCTGACCGCACCTGAAGTGCTGACCGAGATCGCTGACACGCTAACCGCTTAGGAGTTATCTGATGGCTTCTGAACAGTGGTTGCTAAATGACACGAGCGTTGCCAGTGGTGCTTATTTTACTGCTGCTGGTGCAACATACAAACTAAAAAACACAACAGGCGTAACAAAAAATAGGGTCACATCTTCCCCTACGCCAATTGAGGGAAGTGGTTGTTACGCTTCCGATCCAAATAACAATAGATTTATTTTTGAGACTTCCGCATCGGTTAACTTTACTGGCACAAACTACATAGATTTTTATGTGTATTTTGCCTCGGCAATTACTGGTAACGTTAACGCATTAATTGCCACAGGCAATGACACTGTTTTTGAGTATTCATGGGCCAATGTTTTGGCAAACGGCGCTATGGAGTTTTCTTCGTTTGACGTTACTTTTGGTACAAGGAGTTGGGTAACAACTTCATCTGGTGTGTTTCCAGATAATGAGTGGGTCAGGGTTCAGGTTTTCTCTAATGCAAATGGTGTAAATACTTTTCGTTTGTTTAAGGGTTTGAACCTTAATGGAACTAGCCCAGATACAACTATTACAAAAAACTTTAACGGTCTTTTTAGTGCTTATGAATTTCTTGTTATTGGTCAAAATAACAACGGTGATGCAAATACTTTCTTTTTTGATAGCATCAAGTTTGACTCCGCCGCCTACCCAACGCGCAGCACGGCTTACACCGCTGACGCAACGGGAACAGAAACCGCAACTGGCACCGGCTCGCTGACCTACACCGCGAACGCTTCAGCTTCGTCGAGCATCACCGCCACGGGTACGGCAGCGGCGACCAAGACCGTCAGCATTG